GGCGACGCAGAAGCTGACGCAGTCCGAACTCGACGGCATCGTCGGCGAATATGCGGCGCTGCAGCTTCAGCAGCACCAGGCCGCCGCGGCGCGCAACGCCGAGCAGGACCGCGTCATCGCGGCCGATCTCGAAAAGCTCGGCCCGACCAAGGATGTCCGCGTCAAAGCCGTCGAGGACGCGCTTGCCGTTCACCTCGGTAATGATGACGGCGCCAAGAAGGTCGCGAAGATCATCGCGCATGACATCGGGTCATCCGAGGTCATCACCGCCTTCGAAAAACTCATCACCAAACTCGCCAGCGGCGGCCCCGCCGTGAGCGGGGGCGGGCGCGAGCAACCCGCGCCGCAACAGGCAATTGAAGATCGCTGGTACGGAAAGGCCGCCTAAATGTCCGTCATCGCCTCCCTTAATCCCACGCTGGCAGACGTCACGAAGCTGATGGAGCCCAACGGCGGCATCGNNNATGCCTCTTTTTTTTTTTTTTTTTTTCAAGCAGAAGACGGCATACGAGATCGTTTCACGTGACTGGAGTTCAGACGTGTGCTCTTCCGATCTTGACGCAGTCCAACCCGATGTTGGAAGATGCGACTTACATCGAAGCCAACGGCGGAACCTATCACCGGGTTTCGATCCGCACCGGCATCCCGATGCCGACGTGGAAGCGCTACTACGAGGGCGTCCCGGCGACGAAATCGACCTATGCCCAGGTCGATGAGCCGATCGGCATGGCGGAAAACCGTTCCCAGGTGGACGAAGACCTCGTCAATCATAGCGGAAACCCCGGCCGCATTCGTCTCCACGAGGCGTCCGGCATCCTCGAAGGTTTCTCGCAGTCGTTCACGCAGACTTCGCTTTACGGCGATGTCTCATCGTCGCCGGCGAAGTTCAACGGCATCCTGCCGCGCTATTCCTCGATGACCGATCCTTCCGGCGAGAACATCGTCGATGCAGGCGGCACGGGCTCCGACAACGCCTCGATCCTGCTCGTGACGTGGCATCCCCGCTTCACCTACATGATCTATCCTAAGGGATCGAAGGCCGGCCTCGATCGCCGCGATCTCGGCGTCCAGCAGGTCACGACGGGCGACACTCCGCCGCGCCGCCTCTCGATGTTTGAGGAAATCTTCAAGCAGCAGGGCGGTCTCGTCGTGCAGGACTGGCGCGGCAACGTCCGCATCGCCAACATCGACAAGTCTCTGCTCGTATCGCAGGCCGGCGCGCCCGCGATTCTCGAACTGATGATCGCCGCCGTGGACAAGCTCCCGCCGGCGGCGATCGGCGCGCGGCAGGTCTTCTATGTGCCGCGTGTCGTTTCGACGATGCTGCGCATCCAGGCGATGAAGCAGAGCAACGTCAATCTCTATGTCGGCGGCGAAGAGGGCAAGCCGAAGACGATGTTCGACGGCATCCCGATCAAGAAGCTTGATCAGATGAACGTCGATGAAGCGCGCGTGGTCTGACGCGCGCTTCTGAATGGACCGTCGAACGAAAAGGCTGAACCGATGCTGATCGACAAGCTGAACACTTTCGCCTGGGAGCAGGCGCTTACTGCAACCGCTCTCGCTCCCGATGTCATCGATCTGCTGCCGACCGCCGGAGCCCTTGGCGCCGGCGCGGTGGGCGGCCCCGGTGCGAACCTGATCCGCGACATCGGAGCCGGAGAGCCGCTCTATCTTCACGCGCTGGTCACGACGCAGCTCGCCAGCACCGGCAAGGCGGCGACGCTGACAGTCACGCTGGAAAGCGACGACAACTCCGGCCTCGGGAGCCCCACGGTTCATTGGAGTTCGGGGCCCATCGCCGAGGCGAAGCTGTTGAGCGGCTTCTGGGTCGTCAACGGGATCGCGATCCCGGCGTCCGCGTATGAGCGCTATCTTGGCGTCCGCTTCACGGTGGGAACCGAGAATTTCACGTCCGGCAAGATTTCGGCGTGGCTGTCCAACAACCGCTACGACAGCCGGCACTATCAGGGCGCGTCAAAGAGCGGAGTGAACTGATGGCGAAGTATTCCGCCAAGGCTGCGCTGTTCATCGGGCGACGGCTGATCGAGCCGGGCGAGACCTTCGAGTCCGATCTTCCGCCCGGCAAGAACTGGCTCCCGCTCGACGCCGCGGCGCGCGCCGCGGTTGACAGGCGCGATGGCCGCGGGCCGGCCGATGATCGCCGCATGGCGATCAACGATGCCAAGCCGCCCGCTTCGGAGTCCGATATCCCCGAAGGCTGGGAGGACCTGCCCTCCGAGGACATCGTGAAACTCTCCCGTGCGCTCGGCGCGCCGAAGAACAACAATGCGACGCAGGCGCGCGGCTTCATTGAGAAGGAAGTCGCCCGTCGCGCCGCTGAAGCCGAAGGGGAAGCATGATGCCTGCCTGGATCAATCAGCCCTCTCTTGCGGTCTCGAACGATTTCTCCGAGCTCAGCTTCATCCGAGGCGAGATCACGATCGTTGATGCGTCACAGACCGAGACTTCAGCGTTCGCGATTCTGAACGTGGCGCCGATCGCGAACTGCCCGCTCCGCGATGTCGAAATCTGGCTCGATCTCGCGAAGGCGACGACGGGCTTCGCTGCCATCGAAACCTCGATTACGGCTCAGTTCGCTCTCGCCCGCAAGGTTGACGGCACGAACTGGCGACGGGAAGCCTATGCCGAAGCCGCCCTGTCCGGCACGAACGCTGCGAACCGCATGGCGCGCCTTGTCGCTGGCGGCGTCAGCGCCGATGCTGGCCTGCGTGTCTATGCCGTGTTCTCGGCCGACATCACGAACAACATCGTGATCCCTTATACGATCGTCTATCGCGGTCGCGCGGCTCCCGTCCTGTCCTGACGTCTCCCAGTCCTCGACGTCACTCAGAAGGCGCCCGCTGGCTCACTCCCAGCGGGCGTTCTGCTTCGGTGCGTTGCTGCTGGCAGGGGCGCGCGCAGAGATCGCGCCATGCCGACCTCGTTCACGAAGCTCGATATCATCCAGACCGCCTGCAAACTATGCGGCGAGAACTGGCCGCAGGTCGAGGATGACGGCTCCGCGGAATGGGATGTTGGATCGGCAAAATTCGACCTCGAACTCCCGGTTCTGATCCAGAAGCATAGCTGGAACTTCAGCACGCGCACGGTCGCGCTGGTCGAGGCTACGTCGAATCCGGCGCAGGAGTTCGGCTTCGCCTATCTGCGGCCGCCCGGCGCGGTTCATGTCCTCGCGCTCTGGTGCGGCGGCGTAAAGATCGACCGGTATCGCGTCATGGACGGGAAGTTCTGTTGCGATGTCGCGCCATCGGCAGGCGTCACCGCCGAATATGTCGTCGTCGTCGGCCCCGATGAAGCCTCTCATCTGTTCGTGCGCGGCATGGTCGAGCTGGTCATGGCGGCGCTGATCAGCGGGCTGCAGGAAGATTTGCAGCGTGGCCTCGACATGGAGTCCAAGGCCAATCTTACGATTGCCGAGGCTCGCGCCCGTAACGATCAGGAGCAGCCGGCCAAGGATGTCTGGCGCGGTCGCGTCGCCGAGGCCCGCCGCGGCCGGCGGAGGCTGCGTTGAAGCCCCGCAATATCGAAGCGCAGGTCGATTTCAGCGGCGGCCAGATCGATGTCATCGCGCTTCGGCGCGACGATTCGAAGGTGGCGCGCTCCTCGCTCCGGCGCGCCAGGAACTGCCTGCCGTCGCCGACCGGCGCGGCGGAAACACGTATGGGGCGGAAGCTACTCTCGACCGGCGACATTCGCTCCGACGACATCAAGATGGCGAGCGGATCGCGCTACATCCTTGCCTTCCGCGCCGGCGCCCTGATCATTCGCGATCGAAACTCGGCAGTCGTACTGAGAACTTTCACGGGCCAGCCGTGGAGCGCTGCGCAATGCTTCGCGCTTCGCTGGGACCTGTTTGGCGATCAGATCATCATCTGCATGGCCGGGATGAAGACGAAGGTGATCGAGGCCGATGGCGCGCCCGCAGTTTGGACCATCGGCGACTTCGCCTTCGAGATCGGCCAGCGCGGGCAAATGCTCCAGCCCTATATCAGGATCGCGCCGCGCGGCGTCACGATCCAGCCGGGCGCCTATACTGGATCCGGTGTATCGCTGACGGCGTCTTCGGCGGTGTTCCTGCCCGGCCATCAGGGCCAGCGCATCCGTTATTACGGCTACGAGATGCTGATCACGGGATACACCGACTCGCAGACCGTGACGGTGACCGTGATCGAGGACCTGCCGCGCACATATTCGCTCAGCGCGAGCGGCGCGGGCCAGACCTTCACCGGGTTCAAGATCGGCGACGTCTGTAACTTCAAGACCAATAGCGTCGAATGCACGGTTTCCGCCGTGATCAATTCGACGACGATCCATGTCGTGGTCGCCGCCGGCGCGATCACGTTCATCAGCGACGAGATCATCGGACCACGCGGACGCTGCACGGTGCAGACGCCGACTCTCCAATCCGCGCCTGATCCTTTGACGAACTGGGATGAGCCCGCGATTTCCGATCTGCGTGGCTGGCCTGCTTCGGTTACGGCCGATCTGGCGCGCGTCGCGTTCTGCCAGATTCCGTCGTTCATGGACGCCATCGCGTGGTCCGCGATCAACGCCGGCGGCGATTTTGCCGTCAGCGGCGAGCCCGATGGCGGCATCTTCGAGCGGATCAGGGGGCAGCCGCGCGTCGTCGATGTCGCTCCGGGGCCGGACATCTTCGTGCTGACCGATTCCGGCGTGTTCTATATCCCGGTCTCGGCCGACAATCCTCTGGTGAGCGGATCGGTAGAGTTCCGACCGATCGCCGAAGTCGGGGTCCACCCCACGGTGCGCTGTCAAACCACTGGCGACGCCGTGCTGTTCGTGGACAGCGGCTCGATTGGCGTCTGGGCCGTGGTGCAAACCGGCCAGACGACGCGGCCATACATCGTGCGGGAATTGACGCCGCGATGCCGCGATCTCGTCAATGATCCTGTCGCGCTCGCCTATCAGACCGGCCAGGCCGACAATCCGGATCAGCTCGCCTATGCAGTGATGTCGGACGGAACCGTGATCTGCGGCCGGTTCGACCCGGTCGAGGAGAATGTCGGCTGGTTCCAGTGGGACAGTTTCGCCGGCGCGACATGGGTGTCGTCACGGACCACGGGCTCCCTGCTGAATTCCCGGGCGCTGATCCGAGGTCAACCGCTGCTCTACACCGAGGAGTTCTCGGCATCCGCGCTGACCGATACCGAGGTCGATCCGGTGACGGTGGCGCCCGCAGTTGATGCCGCTCGGCCGGTCGGCGCGGGGCCGTTGTGGATGTTCGCCGGCGCGACGGTGCGGCTGCGGCGTGGCGCGCGGGACTGGGGCGACCGCGGCGTCGATGC